ATTTGGTAATGCCACACTTGTATTAGCAAATTCCTTTGATGGTATTACTTCAATGATACAAGATAAACTATTCAAGTTCCAATTGGCACTTGGTAGACAGGGTGGATTATTTGATTTTGCCAAGGCCGCACTTAAAACACTTGATACAGAACTAGAAAAATCATTTGGTAGTATTGAACAATTTGCCGCACAAGCAGGACAAAAGATTATTGAAATAACACTTTCGGCACTAAGAGGCACGGCAGATATAATTGATTTTGTTGTACCAGTGTTTGCAATGGTTGCTAAAGCAATGGGTGGACTGATTGATTTTATTGGTAGTCTACCTCAAGGAATGAGAGAATTAGGTATCATAGGATTCTTCTTGTTAGGTCGTAGAGGTAAACTACTTGTGTTATTGTTTGGTGCTGTATTTGATACTATTAGAGAAGGTCTAGGTTATCTATTACAGGGTTTTGCAAAACTTAACCAAGGACTTGTTTGGATATTAGACAACTTAGGATTGTTAAGTGATGACAAATTAGCAAATGCTAATAAAAATATCGCCGAATTTAATGCTATGGCCGAAAGACTTAAAACACCTATATCAGAATTAAATGCGGAAGCAGAAAAACAACCGGAGACTTGGGGTAATGTCAGAACAATCCTAGAAGAGTATCTTGGCAAACTTGAACAATCAGGGTTATCATTAAAAGCACAAGAAGAACAAATGAACAAGTTGATTACAGCAACTGGTTCTAAAAATATTGAAGAAGCAACATTTAAATCAACGGTTGATAAAACATTAGAAAGCATTGAAAAACAAAAACAAAAAATTCAAGGCATGACCGTTGATCAAGAACTTGCTGTTGAACTTGAAAAAATAAAATTTAGTGAACTTCAAAAACAAGCGGATGCACTTGTTGAACAAGGAAAATTAGCAAGAGAAGTTGCAGATGCAGAATTAAATTCTGTTAAAAATGCCATTAGAAAAAATATTGAACTTGATAGACAATTAGAAAAACAAAAAGAATTAGAAAAACTTCAAAAAGATGTAGAAAATGTTGTTGGTAGTTTAGGTCTTGCTGGTATGGAACGTTTTGATCCTGAAAAAGTAAGACAAGCAGAACAAATTAAAACAATTGAAGATGGTATCAAAGAAAAAATCCTTACAGAAGAAGAAGGTGCCAGAGCAATTGAAAAAATTAAATTAGATAGTCATAGAAGACAACTGGAAAACGAAAAGGCAAATATTCGTAAGAATATTGAATTGATTAAAAATGGTCAATTTGAAGCACTAGATTTCCAAAATATGACACAAAAAGAAAGACTTGGAACAGCAGTAGGATTTTCCAAGGATATGCTTGGTGTCGTTGCACAACAAAATGAAAAAGCATTCCAAATAATGAAAGCATTAGCAATAGCAGAAGCATTGGTTAATGCCAAAGCATCAGTGGTTGCCGCATACAAATTTGGTAGTATGTTTGGTGGACCAATTGGTGGTGCTATCATGGCAGGACTTGCTATTGCGGCAACAGCATCACAGATAGCGGCAATTAGATCACAGAAATATACAGGACCAAGAGAAAAAGGTGGTCCGGTTGGTCCAGGACAATCATATTTGGTAGGAGAAGGAGGACCTGAAATTTTACAAATGGGTCCTAATGCCGGCAGAATTATTAGCAATGATGACGCATTTGGAAATCAAGGAGTCAACGTTAACTTTAACATAACAACCACGGACGCAAGAGGTTTTGATGAACTCCTAGTTGAAAGACGTTCAACCATTGTTGGTATAATTAATCAAGCAATGAACACACGTGGTAGAACAGGAGTCACAGCATAATGGCATACATAGGATTTTTTCCAGTAGATAACGGATTTACAACAGCACGTTTTAGACAACAAACACAAACTAAAAAAACTGAAGCGGCAAGTGGTAGAATTATTAGAGCAACAAATTCAACAACTAGGTACAGAGGAACATTACAATTTCCTCCAATGACCTTAGCAGAATTTAAACCTGTTATGGCATTTGTTGCACGTTGTCAAGGTATGCTAAATGAATTTGATGTTATTATTCCAACCATAAGTTATACAACAGGTGTAGCAGGTCAAACAATTACGGTCACAGCAGATGCAAGTGCAGGTGATACAAGCGTGGATATTCAATCAAATTCAACCAGTGGCACAATACTTAAAGCGGGTGATGTTATACGTTTTTACAATCATACCAAAGTATACATGGTCACAGAAGATGTTGTTGCCGATGGATCAGGAAATGCAACAATTAATTTTCAACCCAATCTAGTGACTGCTGTTGCAACATCTGATAGTAGTGGTGAAGGTGTAACCAGTGATAGTGTTCCTTTTAGAATGATTATTACAAATGACCTACAAGAATTTGCATATAGAACTGATGGGTTGGTAGAGTATGAATTAGATGTTGAAGAGGTTATTTAATGACAAGGCAATTAGCAGATGTAACACAAACAGCGTTGGCAAGAGATGCTCTTGTTTCATTTGTTCTTGTCGAAATAGGATTAAGTTCTGCATACAATGGATTAGACGCTGTTTATTACACAGACGCACCTTTTGATATCAATTGGGATAGTGATACTGCACCTGATGCTGGTAGCAACATATATCAAGCACAGGGTAATTTTTTAGGTATCTCAGAATCAAATGAAAATTCAGAATTAAGAATTACCAGCATTGCAATTAGTCTAAGTGCATTGGAAAGCAATAATATAACACTATTTGCCAAGTCCGCACAGATTAATCAAAAGGTTACAATTTATAGAGCATTATGGGATCAAGGTACTGATTCACTTATTGGTGATAGTGCAGGTGATGGCCCTATACTAATTTTTAAGGGCAAGATTACAGGTTATTCAATCACTGACGCACAGGATACGGCAGAACTAACACTACAGGTAGATAGTCAATTTTCAAACTTTGAAAAGGTAAACGCAAGAAGAACAAACCTTGGCAACTTTCAAAGAGAACATCCAACAGACTTTGCAATGGAATATAGTCATGAAACACTTAATGATATTAGATGGGGTAAGAAATAATGATTAGAGAATTTGAACCCAGAGATATCAATCAAATAATTGCAATGGCAAGAGAACACGCAAAAGATGCCGACGTGACAGAATTATTGCCCGTTGATGATATACACATGACAGCAATGATCAAACGTTTGTTAATTGATGATGATAAGAAATGTTATGTTGCTGAACGCGAAGGTAAAATTATAGGTTATGCACTTGTAGGATTAACACAAAAGGTATGGAATCCAACACTATATGGTCAGGTCTATTTCTTTTTTGTTCATCCTGAATTACGAAACAAGCACCTAGCAGATTCATTGTATAACAATATTACAAACTGGTGCAAAGAACAAGGATGTAGATTTTTAGAAATTGGTGTGACCAATTTTACAAAAGATTTTAAAGGCGCAACTGAATATATTGATAGAGCGGCAACTTATTATGAACACAAAGGTTGTGAACTTATGGGATACAACTATGTTAGAGATTTGGAGATTGACTAATGGGTGGTAGCATCAATCCAGTAAAAATTATCAAGAAAGCATTTAAGGCAATCGTCAATGTTGTAAAAGCGGTTGTTAAATTTGTTGGAGATGTTGTTGGATTTGTGTTTAACCCAATGGGTGCATTTGATGTTCCAACTGGTCCACAAAATCCAGAACAAGAAGCACAGGGCGTTACAATTACAAAAACAGGAACCAACGTTGCTATTCCTGTTGTTTATGGTTTTAGACGTGTAGGCGGAAATTTAATCTATGCTGAAACCAATGGTACTTCGAACAAATATCTATATTGTGTATTTGCACTTTGTGAAGGTGAAATACAAGGTGTTAAACGCATACTTGTGGAAGATGTTGAATTGCCTTTACCAAGCAATACCTATGCAACCAACACAACAATTAGTGTCACAACAGGACGTTTTGCAAATAGAATTCAATTTCAAATATTCAACGGAACAGAAACACAAGGTCAAAGTTCATTGGCAAATGAAGCGGCAACTTGGAAAACAAAAAGTAGAAAATTGCCAGGTGTTGCCTATGCTGTAATGCGTTTTGAATGGAAAGAAATTAAAACACAAGAAGACCAAGACAACAATCCGTTTAGTGGCGGTATTCCTAAAGTGCAGTTTGATGTATTGGGTAAAAAGGTATATGACGTAAGAACACACATAGGTGGTAAAGACCTAAGTAACGATTATGCTGACCTACCAAAAGGTTATAGTTTTAATCCAGCAAACTGCCTATTGGATTACATGATGAATCCACGTTGGGGTTGTGGTCTAACAAAAGAAGAAATTGATGCTGATACATTTAAGATTGCGGCAAACAAGTATGAACAAACGGTTACATACTATTCAGGACAAACTGGTCGTGCAATGACACTTAATGGTGTTGTAAACACAGACTCAAAATTGTTTGATAACGTAAAACAATTATTAAGTGGTTGTAGAGGTATCATGCCTTATGTTCAAGGACGCTATAAACTAAAAGTAGAAGATGGCGGCAATGCTACTGATATAACAAGCACAACGGTAGATATTGCATTTGACGTTGATAAGGATAATGTTATTGGTGGTATCACACTACAAGGTGAACGTAAGGATAGCAAATTTAATGAAGTAATTGTAAACTTTGTTGATCCTGATTTAAACTTTTCAAATCAACAGGTATATTATAGTGTTAATGGTGATCAAGCGGCAGATGGTAATGAATTATTAAAACAAGAATTTAATTTTCCTATGCTTACAAACAAATCGATTGCACAGGATATTGCTAAATTAATCTATGAAAAATCAAGACAACAAACATCAATTAGTTTTAGTGCAACACAAGAATTATTGCAGGTAGAAGTTGGTGATATTATTAGAGTTACTGATAGTGTTTTAAATTTAACAGATGCAACCTATCGTGTTGTTGACATGAAATTAAATTTAGATTTAACCGTTGATATTACTGCTGTTGAACACAATGCAACGGTATATCCATTTACAACAGGTGAACAGGTAGAAATACCACCACCATTATTCTTACCAGATGAAATCAGTGTAAGACCAAGACAAAGAACGGTGCCAGTAAGACCTTTGGGTATTGTGCCACCAGAAGATCCAGACATTCCAGTGGATAGTGCAGGTCAACCTGTTTATGATAGTGCAGGCACGTTTGATAGTGCGGGTGCGCCAGATACACCAGCACCAATCAATCCACCAGCAGAGCAACCACCAGCACCACCACCAACAATTATAGATTGGCCAACATCAAATGTGAACAGCACGTTTATTGGTAATCTAGATACAAGTGGAGCAATAAAAGAATATGCACCTAACTATGGTTATGTGTATAGAGATGTTGTTAAAACAACACTTTATAAATTTCCTGGATTTAATGAGATTTATTTTTTAGCAGATGATCAAAGAGGTCTAGCAACACTAGGTCTTGCTGATACAGGAGATTATACAAAACCATCAGGTGTTAGTTTTTATAGTAGCACACACCGTGAATCAACCTATAATGGTGTAAGTGGTTGGATAAACAACAATTCACTAAAAGCAGGTGACTTTATTCATTATAGAAATAGTGATGTGTATGCAAAATCAAATAGTGCGTATAACGG